TCCGCCGCGCCACATCCAACCGAATCCTCTGCAAAGCCGCCGCCCCAGTCCGCGCCTTCTGATTTCTTCCCTCCAAATATCCGCGAAGCGGTATTTGGGGGGATGCCCCTTTAGGGGCAGGGGGGCTATCCCTCTCCACAACCCCGCTCCCACTCGCCGCAACAAACTCACTCGCCAGGGAAACAAAGAACACATCATCACCAGCGCCTGGCTGCATCCCCAACTCCTGCTTCGCCTCTGCCCGCGTCAACAGTGACCGATTGAACGCCAACGTCACACGCTCCCAGCGCTTGCTCAACTCTTCCTGTAATGCGCCAACTTTCCGCAGATCGAACTGCAAAACAAAATTCGCCGCCGTGCCAGGATATTCATCCTTCAAACCGTTCAACAACTCCGAAGCCAGCAAGCCCCACAACGCCATCAACGTCTGTTCAGTGAACGCCTTGCGTGCAGCTGCATCGCCATAATCCGAACGCTTCACACCAACATTCAAACCAGCCACTGAAGGCGGCACATGGAAATTCGCCGCGATCCTGGTCTCAGGAATATCCGCCAGCGTATCAGCCGCCAGCTTATTCAAGTCAAAGCCCATCTGTTCTACTTTCATCCCATTGCTAATGAACGCAGGTTGACCTTGACCATGTTTCTGTACCCACTTCAAACCCATCGCGTCGATCTCATCTTGTGAGGCATCATCACCTTCTTCAAGTGTGATCACCACAGGCGGCACCGCGTTATTCTTCAACAATGCAAAAATGTACGAAGTCGCCTCGTTATCCTTATCAACCTCGCGCGCGCACAACTCGATCGCGCCGATTCCCTTCCACGGCTGAAGCGGATCGATCATCCATTTCCATTGAATGATGTCTTCCTTCGCTATCGGTACTTTTATTCCATCGCCCGAATCAAATTCGTAATAAGCCACGAAACCTTCGCTCGTATCGCGCCCAGCGATCGGCGTAATATTTGCATCGCTGAAAGGCCATAAAGCGATCACCTTTCTATTTTGTGCTCGTTGTTTCCAGATATAAGCATTCCCGCCGATCGAGCAATAAGCGACAGCGAACTGCATGAATTCTTTTTGACCCATATCCTGATTCGGCTTGCGCAGCAACTCCATCACAGGATGCCTGTAATCGGGGATAAATCTTCCATCCTCTTCATGCCCTGCCAGCAATGGCGGCTCAGGAAATGTCAACTGCAATGTTGTCGCGCACGCGCTCACCGCTGCGTTCTGCTTATATCCTTCCTGCACGATCTTGAAGAAGGACATAACCGAAAACGCATAACGTCTCCATTTAGGCATAAATGAAAACGCCTTGGATGCAACCGTCGCCGCCTTACTGAATAATTGTCTGAAAAAATTCATAGTATTCTGCTCTTCCTATGACTGCCGATCAACTTCAACAACTCGCTATACGCGCCCGATCCAGCATCCACCTGGTCGTCATATTTGCCGCGGTCAAACGCCACACACTCATCAATGAACGGTTCATTCCACGCCGCCTGTAGCAAATAAACCATCCCGCCCTGGAACGCGCTCTCCATCGGCTCAGAACGTGTCGCCTTATCGCCCGTCACAGTCTCGAACTTCACAGGGAATCCCATCAACAAACGGTTCGTCGCCTCAGCCGAATCCTTCCCCGCGCTCCCAGGGTCCTGCTGATGTCGGATCATTACCTTGCCATATGTATCGCGGTCGCTGATCGAAGTCTTCAACATCTTCTGATCCCGCTCGTATGAACTCCACTGCCCGCGCACAATATCCAGAATGTAAAAGAAACCATCCGAACAATACGCCATCAAAACGCCCACTGTGTAATCGCCCTTGGTTGAATTCGCCTTATCCCACAGCCGCACCGCATGAACGATATGCACACCATCAGGAAGTTTTGAAATGACCTTGAACCAATCTCGCTTATATTTCTGACCGCTCTTGGGGAATGGACTCTGCTGATAGAGTGCCTCGAAGTCATACGCACCCAGTTCTGCTCTTGTCCCGAGCAACCAATTCTCGCTGTAAGCGCTTGGCCACAACGGCGCGCCTGGCTTGCGGCCCAGCGCATCCTTCAACGGCAAATACACACCATCGCGCATCTTCTTTTGCTGAGCTTCAACGTCCACTGGGTAGCCGTCCAATGCCAGCGCGGGCAAGGTCACAATTTCCCATTGATCTGCCAGCGGATCGGCCAGCATCCGTTGCATCAGCCGCCCGGAGAAGTCATCGGGGTGCCAGCGGGTATGAAAAACCACAACCGCCGCGTTCGGTCGTAAACGAGTACGCGCCGAACTTCGATACCAATCATCCACCAGGTCGCGCCGAGCCTGGCTTTCAGCTTCTTCGCGGTTCTTAAACGGGTCATCCACGATCAACAAATGCGCAGGCAGGCCCGTGATACCGCCGCCCACACCCGCCGCTTTCACTCCGCCGCGATACGGTCTCGCCAGATCCCAGCTTTCAGTCGATCTTGAATCGCTCGAAAGCTCCACAGGATAGATCTTCGCAGATTTGGATCCAAACAACGCCTGGAACTCCGCAGACACCACTGCATCACGGATGAATCTGCTGTGACGTGTCGCCAGGTCAACAGCATACGATGTCAAAATAATGCGGCTGTCTGGCAGCAATCCCAACAACCAGGTTGGAAAGTTTCGGCTCGCGATCTGACTCTTCCCGTGTTGTGGCGGCATCATGATCATCAAACGTCCAATGCCACGCTTCCCGCCGCTCGCGATATACATCGCCACCTGTTGAAGTTTGGCCGCAAGCAGTTGGATATGCTCTGGTGTTTCATAACGTGGGTCAAGATACTGACAGAACGCGAGGAAATTCTTTCGCGCATTCTGGCGCAGCGCGCGTTCTTCCTTCGCCTGCCGCGGCGTCATATCCAATTGCTGGTCTAGCAACGAAGGCATCATGCTTGCTCACCCTCATCATCACTTTCTCCTCCAAATATCGGCGCAGCCGTATTTGGGGGAGATGTCCGAAGGACAGAGGGGGCGCTTTCAAAATCATCTCTCAACTCCCTCGCGCCATCTTCCAACAGCTTCAAAGTATCTTCATCGGTCTCAGCTGGAGATCCATCCGCCTTGCGCTTCAGCACCGCCGCCAGTTGAGTCAACGGCACATAATCGCCGCTCATCTCAAGAAACAATTTCAAATGGTTGAAGAATTTGTAATCACTGCCCGCAGACTTCATTCCATCGATCAATCCCTTGAAGGCATCCGCACGGTACTCCCACAGCTCGGAAGATTGCAGTACACCCACCATCGTATCGATGGCAGCGTTCTTCTTGCGCCAGGTGCTGATCGCGCGGTCACTGTTCAAATTCAAGAATTGGATCGCCAGTTGTTCCTGTGTCGCGGGCACGCGTCCCTCTTTCGGCATCGATGCCCATGCAATATAAACCGCCTGCCTCCACGGCCATCCGCCGTTGATCAACATCTCGAATCGCTCGAACCATACAGGCTGTTCTTTTGTGCCTTTCAGCATATTCAAGCCAGTACGCCCCGCCTCCGATCGCAAACGTGCCTCATCCACAGACAAGCCGTCACTCTCGACTTCTGGCAGTTCCAGGTCAAGTGCGATCTGCTTATATTCTTCATGCAAAGTAAAGTGCGGTTTCGTAACTGGCATCGTACCTACTTGAAAATCAACTCGATCTTTCCAGTGATCAAAGCTCCAAGAAATCCAACCACTGAAATACCGATCGCGCTGGCAAAATAAACGCCAACCTGATAAAAGACCAATGCAGGCTGAAGCTGTTCCAGCTTTTCATAAATATCGATCACCGCGCTGAACAAAAGACGGTCGCGCGTATCAATATCGAGAGGCTTGCCTTGGTCAATGATTTTTTTCATTTCACGGATGACTTCTGTATTACCGTTACTCATCCGACGCTATGCCTTCGGCAATATCTTGGCAGCCGCGCTGTCCAAAACTTTCTTAAGGAAAATGTTATAGATCAACGTCGCAAAACCAACCGCGGGGCCAAGCGCCACCAACACCGCGCTGATCCATCCCAGCAAGGCTGAAACAAAAGTGATCGGGTCACTGAACGCCGCAAAGACAGGCAGCATAAACCCGCTCCACATCAACGCCAGCGCGCCAGAGACCACATATAAAACCGCAGTCAACCACTCGCGCTTGATCGTAAACTTTGGGAAATTCTCGCCGATCAACTTCAGCACATACACCAGCGCCGAAGCGAACACGCCGATCACATACATCTGCACCTCAGTCAAAGACAACCCATCGCCGCCCACAGCCCCCGCCTGCACCGCCGCGCAACCCGTCAAAACAAAAGTCAAAACCAACGCGAACCAAAATATTTTTTTCATATATATTCTCCTTGTTCTATCTTCCTCCTCCATTTTGGCGCTCTCCCAAAATGGGGGAGGTGCCCGCGAAGCGGGCGGAGGGGGCTGAATAAAGCAAACAAAAAGCGCCACCGTGACATTAGTCACGATGGCGCTCACTCATCAATTCTTGGCCTCGCCGAATCGCTTGGCCTGCATACCTATTTAGTTGTACCTAAATTTAACATTTTCTTAAATTGCTGTCAAGCATTTAATGAGAGAAGCCGAACGGCTTGCGTTACCCGCGTGGGGTGAAAAAAATGCCAGATAGCGCAACCATGTTTTAGACTAGATAACTGTTTTCGGGGCGTGCATACCCCACGTCAGGTGCACGCGGTGTTAGACCCCGATCACGTAAATAAGAACAGTGATTCGTTTTCTTCATCGAAGGAAACGCCACACCGCACGAGGTCTAAAATTATTTCTTCGGTTGCCACGCGCGCCAACGCTTCTGGCTCAATATCCAAAAAGAATTGGTCATGCTCTGCGGCTGAAATAAGGTCGCCTTTTCCATCACCTGGCAAGAGTTCGTCAAGAACAATGAACGCGTGCATATCTGGACGGCGACTGCGTTTGTTTGCGACATTTTGAAATTGGATATA